TTTTTCTTTCTATATAGTTTGATTTTGTAAAAAATGAAATTCTTACTTCAGATATTTCGAATTGTGGTAAATTATCTGCAAAATAATCAAAATTGTCTGCCATTGGCGTTAAAACAATATATTCATTTGGTGAAGTACTACTAAAAACTCCTGTTTCCATCGGAATATCAAGTATTGATAAAATTTCTTTCAATTCAGACAAAATATTCATATATTTTTTATTTCACTGTCAAGTTTTGACTTCATTGCATCAATACATGATTTTCTTGATTTTGTTTTTGCAGGTTTTAAAAAAGGCTTTGGTTTTTGTCCGGATTTGCCATATTCGATTACATTAGCAATCATGGCGTTTGTTATTAAATAATAACTCCTGTCTTTTTTAGCTTCATATTGTTTGAATCTTGGTTCATTAAAGCCTACCTTAATGTTATGAATTCCATTTCTATCAACGTCAGCCGGAGAAATACCAAGCGAAGAAATTAATTCTCCGCTTGAACGTTTTTTAAATTTTAAATCTTTTCCTATTACTGATTTCAAATTAGCTTTCACGACTTCCAAGACTATTTTTCCTCCTGTTTTTAGAGTCTTTTCTATTATTTCATCTGTTTTATTTCCAAGCCTGGAAACTTTCAACAAAAATTCTTCAGGCATTTTTATCTTTACTTGAGCCATTTGGTTTTATCTCCTTTCCGTGAACTTCAACATACATGTTTCTTCCGTTTACATTTTCAACAGACGTTATTTTATACTTTTCTTTTTCACATATAATTAACATATTGGTTGTGACTTCCAATCCGGGAATTTTCCTAAATCTGAACAATGTTGTTGCTTCGGAAAATGAAGCCATATTTGCCCAATGTATACTCCCGTGTCTTTCTTCTTTATATGCTCTTATACTTGCCAAAACTTTATATTCTTCAAATGAAAATCCTTCTAAATCAACACTTACAGTCGGTAAAACTATGTCTATAAATTCTTTCATTTTTCCAAAGCTCAAAATATTACTCCGGTTGTTTAAATTTACAGTGTACAATTAAGTTAATTTTTAATTTATTAATAATATAAATTTAAATAAAAACAAAATATTTTCTATTATAATACTTAATTTATTGATATATACTATCAGGTATCAAGACGTCAAAAAATTGCTTTATACATTCCAATTTTTATCAAGCCTTAAAAGTAATTTTACTACATCCCATACTTGTTTTGCCGCACTTACATTATCTGCGAAAAATCCTCCCGTACTTCCGTCTCTTGATTCATAAAAGTATGATGATAACATAATTACTGCTTGTTCAGTTGTAGGTAGCATAGGATTTTCTAAATAATATCCTTGTTCTTTTTTTTGATAACTTTCCGCATAACATATCGCCGCACATATATATCTTTTCAATAAAATATCGTCTTCGTTGTGATTAATAATTAAATTAGCTTTTACTTTGTTAAGTAAACTTTCTTCGTTATTCATCTTGTTCCATAATTCCTGCGGATTTTAATTTGGCAAGTAAATTATTAAAGTCCGATTTCAAATCTTCTATTGTTAATGCAATACTTTCACTTTGATTTTCACAAATCGGTAAGCCCTTTACTCGTGCACCATCTTTAATTTCCAGTGTTCCACTTATTACCGTTTTTTCTCCACCTTGTTCGGTATAATTCTTCACATTATAACTCATTAAAAATTCTCCTTTAGCTTTAATTTCACATCTTTAATTTAAGCTTTTTGTTTCAGATATTTTATAGCTTCAGGAAGTATTAATTTACCATCCACTCTTTGCGAAGCTACAAATCCTACTTGACCAGTTACAGCGTATAATTCGTTTAATCTCCTAAAGCTTCTGCCTTGACGGTCAGCTATCCAATAGTATTTGCAGTCTCCGAACACTATCGTTTTGTTTCCAGCTGCTATTTCCGGCATATATGCTGATGTAAATACAGGACAATTTAATATCGTATCTGGAGTTTTTGCTGTTAATGATGGTTGCCAAATATAATTTCCTGCTCCGTCTTTTAATTTGCGAATTGCTTTGACTGTAGAATCATTCATTATGAATACGGCATTTTTTCTATATGGCGATTTAAGCGAATAAAATAAATCCATAATGTCGTCAAAATTAATTGTACCAGCACTTGATGAAATTTTTCCTAGTTGGCCTCCGCCTGAATCTGCTAATATTCCGGTAGGTTTGTTTGAGCCATCTCCTAAAATAAATGCTTCTTCTTCTTTATTCCCTATTCTTCTTCCGAATTCTTTTGAAATATAGTTTTCAAGATTAAATACACTGTCATTTAAGAGTTCTTCGGATACTTTTATCATTGTTGCAAGCTTATATGCACCTATTGAAACTTGACTAAAACTATCGTCACTTTCTGGTATTGCTCCTTCTTCATCTACCCACGAGGCTGTTCCTTTTGCTGCTACTACAGGAATTTTTCTATCTCCACTTGAAGTCTGAATAATATTTGCAAGTTTTCTGAATATATTTTCTTCTTCAAGTGCTTCAATTAATTTTTTTTCAAATTCATCAGGTACTAAATATCCGCCTTCTGTATCATTACCTTCTTTAAGCGCATTTCTAACTTCAAAGTCATTTTTGTTTTTCATTGCCATCCAAAATGATTCTTTATATTCATTGCTTGCTCTGCCTATTCCATTACCATTTGAAGGCCTTTCTTTTATAACTTGATTAACTGCTTTTGAAAGTTCTAAATCTATTAATTCTCTTCGCTGAAGTATATCTATTTCTTTTCCTAAATTTATTACTTCTCTCTCCATTTTTTCATAAGTATCACTATCTTCTTCTGAAATAAATTTTCCTTCTTTTGCTTTACTGTCCAGAAAATTCTTTGCTTCTTCCCATATTTTTGCACGTTTTTCTCTTAGCTTTAAAATTTTACTCATACTATCTCCTTATAATACAATCTTCAATGATTAATTAAAAAAAGCCGCTCTTTTAGCGACTTAACCGTAGTTTTATTGTTAATTTTATTTTTTAACTTATCTAAAAGCTTATTTGTAATTGCCATTCGACTAAATATAACACTTTCTGTTTGTTTGTTTTCATTTCCCGTGTACATAATTTCATCTACAAACCCGAGCTCCAATGCTTTATTCGCATTCATCCAGCATTCTTCATCCATCATTTTTGAAATTTTAGCTCTCGACAGATTTGTCTTCAAAACATAAGCGCTTATGATAGATTCTTTTATTTCATCAAGCATTGATATTGCCTTATTCATTTCGTCAGTATTTCCGATCGCTACTGTCATGGGATTATGAATCATGATTTGACTTACGGGTGACATCAAAACTCGAGTTCCTGCCACTACAATAACTGATGCTGCAGAAGCTGCTATTCCATCAATTTTAATCGTCACATCGCCTTTATAATCCATCAGCATATTATAAATTTGCGAAGCGGCAAATACATCTCCGCCTACAGAATTTATCCATACAGTTATATTCCCGGAACCTGAAATAAGTTCTGATCTAAACTGTTTTGGTGTAATTTCATCCCCAAGCCATGTTTCTTCTGCAATTATTCCTTCAATTCTTAAGATTCTTCCATTTTCATCTTTGTCATTTGCCCAGTCCCAAAATCTTTTTTTATTCATTCATACTCACTCCTTCCGCTTTGTAGGCTGCTCCAGCCTCAGCTAATTTTTGCATCGAACCGTTCACAAGATACTGATTTCCTCCAAGCTCATCAGGTATCAAATCCATATTTTCCAGACTTCTTATATCATTCGGAGATAAAAATCCGTTTTGCATACCTGTTGCATATCCATTCATACGGCTTTGATAATCACCCCTGAGAAGCCCGTCAACGTTGAATTTAACAAAATAATCTTTTTTCTCGTTTTTTAATAATAGCGATCTGTGTATTGCTTGTTCCCATCTTGCTACCCAAGGATCTAGCGTATATTTGACAAATTCCAGAGATTGCTGTTCAATATTCGAAAACGAAGATTTATCAAGGTCTCCCACCATATGCGGCGGTACTCTGAAAATCCTTGCTATTTCATCGATTTGAAATTTTCTCGTTTCCAAAAATTGTGCTTCGTTAGGACTTATTCCTATGGGTTGGTATTTGAGTCCTTCTTCTAAGATTGCAATTTTATGCGAGTTTGCGCTTCCTTGAAATAATTTATTCCAGCTTTCTCTGAGTTTGTCAGGATCTTTTATATTTCCAGGATGCTCAAGCACTCCACTGGGGCTTGCACCATTTGCAAAAAATTTTGCTCCATATTCTTCGGTGGCGATTGCCATCCCTATAGCATTCTTTGCCATTGCTATCGGCGAATATCCTACCAATCCGTCAAATCCTAAGCCCGGTATATGAAAAATTTCCTCTTTTTTTATATTTATTTGGCTTAATCTTTTTAGATTTTTATTATCACTTTCATTTGCAAAATATTTGTAATAAATTTCTCCTTTTGAATCTCTGTCAACTGTCATACGATTTGGCATCAATGGATAAAGTGCCATAATTTGACCTTTTCCATTTCGGATTATTTGAGCATAAGCATTTCCCCAAAGTAAAAGATGACTCATAAGTGTTTCTCTAAACACAAACGAAGTCATCTCCGGATTCGGCTCGTTATGCAAAATTTCATATAACGGATGTTCTATTGCTTTTTCTTTACCAAACCTGCTTATTTTTTTATACAAATGCAGTGGCAAACTCGCTATTGCTTCTGACAAAACTCTCACGCATGCATATACTGCTGTCACTCGCATTGCTGATCTTTCATTCACATTTTTACCGCTTGATGTTTCTCCAAATAATACGTTATACGTACTTCCGGAAATATAATTTTTAGGTTTATCTCTTGAATGAAACAAATATTTAAATATATTCATATAATAATAAGACCTCTTTCGTTATAAACTGATTCATTGTTTTTCTTATGTCTCAATGCTCTGTCGAGTGCCATTATCGTTCCTACTGCTCCATCAATTTTTTCTGTCGATTTTTCTTTGTCAGGCTTTATGTTGCCAGCAGGATCGGTCCTTATAAATATATTATCCATCATCCAGTTGAGCACAGGATTCCCTCCATGTGTTATTTTCTTTTCAAGCGTTAATTTCATAAGCTCTTTTGTTGGTGGACTCATATCTTTAAACCCTTGACCGAATGGCACTACCGTAAAACCCATTCCTTCTAAATTTTGCACCATTTGCACTGCTCCCCATCTGTCAAATGCAATTTCTCGAATATTAAAACGTTTCCCAAGCTCTTCTATGAATTTTTCTATATAACCGTAATGTACTACATTTCCTTCAGTCGTTTTAAGATAACCTTCTTTTTGCCAAATGTCATAGGGGACATGATCTCTTCTCACTCTTAATTCAATATTATCTTCAGGTATCCAGAAATATGGCAAAATATAATATTTTTCATCTTCACTTTCAGGCGGAAATACAAGTACAAATGCTGTTATGTCTATACTTGATGATAAATCTAATCCTCCATAGCATACTTTCCCTTCAAGAAATTTTTCATCTATTTTAGAATTGCACGCTTCCCATTTATTCATTGGCATCCATCTGATTGATTGCTTTACCCATTGATTGAGTCTGAGCTGACGAAATAAATTTTCTTCTGCAGGGTTTTGTTTTGCGTTTTCGCAAGCATTTCTTATTTTTTCTATATCTACCGTAATTCCTATTGACGGATTGGCTGCTTTCCATACTTTTTCATCTGTCCAATCTTCATCGGGAGCTGCTCCGTAAATTACTGGATAAAACGTAGGATCTTTTTTTCTACCTTTCAAAATATCTTCAGCTTTCTGATGCACTTCGAAGCATACTGAATTTCTATCTGTTCCAGCAGTGGTTATCAAGAAAAAAAGCGGTTGTTTTCTGGCATCTCCTGAACCATGAATCATTACATCATATAAATTTCTATTCGGCTGAGCATGTAGTTCGTCAAATACTACTCCATGAACATTTAACCCGTGTTTTGTATAAGCTTCGGCTGAAAGAACTTGATAAAAACTGTTAAGCGGCTTATATATCAAACGTTTTTGTGATAAAACAGGTTTTATTCTAGATTTAAGTGCCGGACACTGCTGTACCATATCCACTGCCACGTCAAATACTATTGAAGCTTGCTGTCTATCAGAAGCACATCCGTATATTTCTCCGCCATGTTCAAAATCTCCACATGTTAGCAAAAGCGCCACCGCTGCTGCAAGCTCAGATTTACCTTGTTTCTTTGGAATTTCTATATATACGCTATTAAACTGACGATACCCATTTGGTTTTAAAATTCCAAAAATATCACGCACAATTTGTTCTTGCCAGTCAATGAGCCTAAAAGGCTTACCATACCATTCTCCTTTCGTATGATTTAAGCAATTAATAAAACAAACAGCGCTATCTGCTCTTAAATAATCATATTTGTTTCCTTTTGACATAAATTTTGTTGGTTTATATCTTTTCAATTTTCTGATAATTTCCATAAAATTCACCTCCTGTGTTTTAAATTTTAATATTAAAGTCATTACTACTATTTAATAAATTTTAAATTTTAATTTCTTGCAAAATAAACTATCCCTGAAAGTACGAAATATATATTCGGAAGTGCAGCACCGTTTCCCCACATTTTATATTCTGCTGTATCAGAATGTGGATTTTTAAGCCATTTTATTATTTGATTTTCAGTCTTTTGTTTTAATCGACCCATAATTTTTCGATGTGTATTAAAAATTTTTCTCCAAAATTCAATATCTTTTTTAGAAGGATTTTTTGTTTCAAGATTTTTACACCATGAATCAGGAAATCCTTGAAGTCTGCCACATTCTGTAGGAGTGAGTCTTCTTACAAAATAATCATTTTTTTTATCACTTTCCTGCCTTGTAATTACAATCATTCCTCCCTGATTACAGCAAGGATTCAATCCGTTTAAATCTATGGTCTTTGATATTTCAGATTCAAAAGTCCCGCTTTTAGAAACTCGGTAAATCTTAAAAATTTTGCTTACGTTGCTTGGTTTTCCAAAATCATCTTCAGTATTATTGGAAATTTTTTGCCATTTATAGAATTTCTTCGCAGAATACCCCGGCATGCTTTCGAACTCAAATAATATTTTTCCGGCACTTTCTCCTCCAAAATCTGTAACAAGGTAGATTCTTTTTCTTCTTTGGGGTACTCCCCAATGTTCAGCGTTGAATACCCTCCATGCAACAGAAAATTCTTCTCCCACGATTTCTCCTGCTCCTGACCATTTTTCAGGTTTAGAAATAAAAAATTTTTCGTCTTTGATTCTACAGATTTCCTCGAGCACACATCTGAAATCTTCTCCTTTTCCGGATGAAAATGCTCCAGGAACGTTTTCCCATAAGCAATATCTCGGGTATTTTCCATTTGTTTTACGCCTCATTTCTTTTATGATTCTTATCGCTTCATAAAAAAGCGATGACTGTTGTCCTTTTAATCCTGCTCTTTTTCCTGCAATGCTTAAATCAGTACATGGCGAGCCGAAAGTTATAATATCTACAGGTTCTATTTTAGCTCCGCTTATTTTATTTATATCACCATAATGTTTCATAAATGGAATTCTTTTAGTCGTTACTCTTATTGGAAATGGTTCTATTTCGCTTGCCCATATCGGTCTTATTCCACATAATATTCCTCCCAACGCAAATCCTCCGGAGCCATCAAACAATGAGCCTAAAGTCATATTATTTTTCATTGTCTTTTACTATTTTCGAATATTTTATTTTCTCATTATTTTTAATCAAAAATACATTTTGACTTCCACAGAATTTTACATATCTCCTGACAATTACTGATGCATACTTAGGATCAAGCTCCATGCAAAAACAAATTCTTTTCATTTGCTCACAGGCCATAAGTGTGCTGCCCGAACCCGCAAAGCTATCAAGAATTATACTGTTAACTGCCGATGAATTTTTTATAGGATAGCAAAGTAGGGGAATAGGCTTCATAGTCGGGTGTTCTGAATTTTTTTTAGGTTTATCGTAATGCCAAATTGTTGATTCAGACCTGCCTGCATACCATTTGTGTCTTCCAGTTTTAAGCCAGCCATATAATATTGGTTCGTGACACCATTGATACGGCGAACGACCCATTACAAACGAATTTTTTGCCCAGATACATACACCAGACAAATGAAATCCTGCATCTATGAATGCTTTTCTAAAATTAAGTCCTTCTGTGTCTGCGTGAAAAACGTATGCTGATGCACCTTCAGCCAAATGCTGTGCCATATTTTTAAACGAAAATAGCAAGAAGTTATAAAATTTCTCGCTGCTTTGTTTATCATTTTTTATTTTAAGACCGCTTGCACTTTCAAAATCAACGTTATACGGAGGATCTGTAACTACAAGATTCGCTTTTTCTTGTCCCATAAGTTTTTTTAAATTTTCTTTATTTGTTGCATCACCGCAAAGCATTCTGTGCTTTCCTAATTGCCATAAATCTCCCGGATTTACAAATGACTCCTTTTCCAGTGCTTTGTTTATATCGTATTCATCATCTTTAATTTCTTTTTCATCAGTATTTATAAACAAATTTAAAATTTCATCTTCATCAAATCCTGTCAGCGATACATCAAAATCGTAAGAATCCAAGTCTTTTAGCAAATCCGTTAGCACCGGAATATCAAATTCTCCACTGATTTTATTTAGTGCTACGTTTAATGCCTTTTCGTGAAGCTCATCAAGATCTACAACCACACATTCTATTTTGGTAATTCCCATATTTTTAAGAATTTTATATCTTTGATGACCTCCCACGATATTTCCACTTCTTTTATTCCATACTATCGGTTCAACAACACCGAATTTCTTAATGCTTTGTTTTAATTTTTCATATTCGGGATCTCCGGGTTTTAAATCTTTTCTCGGATTATATTTTGCAGGATTTAATTTTAAAATATCTATTTTTTCTATTCTCATTTATTTTTCTCCTAAGCTTTTATTTCTTCTTCCTTGCAGTAAGTAGTAACTCCATTACGTTATCTTGCGGAGAATTAACAAAATCAGTGGTACAATTCTGTTTTACTATATCAAAAATTTCATACCACAATAGATTTGCCTGTTTCCCAAAAGATACACTCATTTGTACGAACGGATTAGCTATTGCGGCTCCAGTTGTCGGATGTTTACCTAAGAATCCAAATTTACTGATTGCTTCTTCACATTGAATGTACCTTGCAAAAGCTTGCGAATATGCTTCTACCAGTCTTGGATTTACGTATTGGGCACATTTCCGTTTTTTAAGCCAGATCCATGTTTCTTTAAAAATCTTATCTGCTCCCAGCTGTTTTCCGTCCTTTTGTTTGCTACTCAAATATTCGCCAGGTTTTGGAATATTTTCTCCTTCCAATTCACTTGTAACTTCAAAATCACCTGTTTCAAATTCTTCATTTATTTCAAAATCTATCGGTTCGAAAACTCTTGCAGCTCTTCCTGATGCTATTTTTTCTGCCAAAGAATCGGGTTTATCACCTGCTCTGACTCTTCTGCCTCCTCTATTTGTTCCATCTTTTGCCATAATTTATTCCTCGTTCCATAATTTATTCTTCATTAATACCTCGTTTGAATCTGATTTTTTAATTTCGTGACCCCAGCCCCGTTGTTTTCTTAATATATTTTTAAGATTTCAATTCCCCCCGGGTTTTTTAATTTTATCCCCATCTCCCTCTTTCACTTACGGTAATTTTTGAATGACAACTTTTACACAAACTCATTAAATTTTCTTCCTTATGAGTCCCTCCTTTCGATAGTGCCACTATATGATGCACTTCCTCCACGGGCTTCAATATATTATTTTTTTCACATAATTCACATACAGGGTGCTCTTTTATATATAACTGCCTTATTTTTCTCCACCTATTACTGTAATGTTTATAAGTATCAGGTGCTCGTTTATATTTGTTATAATATTTATTTATAATTTTATTATGTTTATCACAATACAAGTTTTCACTAATTGCAGGGCAATCGCTAAACCTACAAGGACTTTTTGGTTTTTTTGGCATTTTTCCTCCGGATTTTTTAAATAAAAATTCTCTTGGGATTTCTCCAAGAGTTTGAAATATAATACATCAGTTTAACTATAGCACTCATCTATACTGACTTCTAGTAGATTTTACTGTACTTTACTGTAAACTTTACGGTAAAGAGCATTTTTTCAATTTTATCTATTCTTTATCTCATTACTTAAATATACAACAAGTTGATATCACGCATATATTATGGTATAATATTAAACGGAGGTGATTTAATGTCTAAAGTAAGTACAAATATTAATTTAGATCCTGATTTAAAAAAAGCTGCACAAGAACTTTTTCATGATTTGGGATTAGATTTGACTACAGCTGTAACTTTGTTCCTTAAACAGGCAGTACGTCAACAAAAAATTCCATTTGAAATAAAACGAGATAAATTTAATAGCGAAACGGAATCTGCAATAAACGAGTTTTATGAAATGAAAAAACACCCCGAAAATTATAAAAAATATTCAAATTTCAAAGAGGCGGTGAGTGAGGTATTGTCAAATGTTTGACATAATTTTATCCAGTCAATTTAAAAAAGATTTAAAATTAATTGCCAAACGTGGTTATAAACTGAACCTGCTTGAGATAATTATAGATAAAATTGCTAACCATACCAAACTTGAAGAAAAATATCGTGATCACGCATTAACAGGAAACTACATTGGATTTCGGGAGTGTCATATACAATCTGATTGGCTACTCATTTATCGTATAGAAAATGACAATTTAATTTTATTTCTTTCAAGAACTGGCACTCATTCAGATCTGTTTAATTGATAATTATGCATAATAGTTACTTTATCAAAATCACGTTTTTACAAATCGCAAGATACTTTAGTTTTTTTGGCATCTTTCCTCCAGGTTTTTTAAATAAAAATTCTCCTAGGATTTCTCCAAGAGCTTGAAATAAATACATCAGTTTAACTATAGCAATTATCTACACTGACTTCTAGTAGATTTCACTTTACTTTACTGTAAACTTTACGGTAAAGAGCATTTTTTTAATGCATTTTTGTGCATTTTATAAATATTATCCACTCCGTAGCCCATTATAGCTGCTATTTCACGCCACTTTTTAAAGTGTAAGTACCTAAGTTCCAAAATCATTTGATATTCAAAATTTTTTACTTTTTTTATCATAGATATTATTTTTCGTTTTAAGTCGATTAAATCTTCAATTTCTTTTTTAATTTCATTTTCCAAATCAAGCATTTTAACAATAGCACACTCCATTTTTTGTTTATTTTGATTACCCGAACCTGTAATATCTCTAAATGCCGAATTTACTTTTTCCGCAAGCTCTCTTAGATTTCTAATCTGTTCAATCTTGCTTTTTATTCTTTGGTCAATCCTATATGTTTTTGACATATATTCTTTAATTTTCAAATCACTATCTTTACACATAAAGTTACTCTCCATAAATTACAAAATTAAAATATTTCTTAACTTATCTTTGAATTTTTGTAATTTGTTCAATGTAACTTTGTTCTTAGATTTTTGTTATTTGCCTTTTTATAATCAATTTTTTACCAAAATTTCTTTAACTTCATCTAAACTTATAACTTTAAATGCCAAGCCTTTTGCATTTCGTATTTTTTTAATTGTGGCTTCTTGTAATTTAGAAAGTTTTCCTTTATCGTTTTTTACTTCAAAAGCCACAAATTTTCCTTTATAACAGCAAATTATATCAGGTATTCCTGCCATTCCAAACATCCCTCCGTGCATTTTAAATACAAAACATTCCGGCTCAGATTTTAAATACTTAATTATTTTGTCTGTTATTACTTTTTCTTTCATTATTTCATCTCCAAAAGTTAAATTAAATCTTTTATAACCTCTAAAAACCTCCTTTTTTACTAGAGAGGTTAGCCAAAAAATCCTTATAATTAAACCATTTGATTTATATATATAACCTCTTAACCTCTTTAACCTCTAAAAATATATATATATATGAGAAATATTTATTTTACTATCTAAACAAAAATAATATATATTACTATATAAGTGGTGTATATGTGAAAAAACAAAGGTTAAGAGGTTAAGCGCTCTCAAAGTATTCAAATTAAAGGATTTGGCAGATTACTGTTTTTACCGCCTATAACCTCTTTTATGCAAAAACATTTCTGAACGATACCGTTTATTGACTTAGCAACTTGCATCTTGACATGACCTTTGCTGTCGATGCAAGTTTCAATAAAGTTTCTATCTTTAAAACCGCGTGTTACTTTAGCATAATTAAATCCATTTTCTTCTAATGATTGCTTAAGAATATTTGGTATTATATATATTTTCTCTTGTTCTATTTTACCGTAACACGGTGTGCTGTCGGGAGAAAATCTGTTTTTATTACTTGCTATCCATCCTGTTACAAAGTTCCATGCTCTTTTAATCGTATCGGGCTTTTGCAGTTCTTTGAAATTTTTTAAAATTTTGACGCCAAGTATTACTGCTTCGGTCCACGCTTCTTTTTGTGGCTTTTTAAATATCGCTATTCCGGCATAATAGTCTCCAAGACATACTGCCGCTAAACTATCGATGTGTGCCTTGGATATTCCCGAATTGCATTTAAAATCTATTTCGTTTATTATTTTTGTATATTCTTCTTTAGCTATTTTTGCATTTATATTCTTTGTAATAAATTCCATGAATTCTCTTCCTGCGAGCGCATAATTTGTCTTGCTTATATTGTGTAATTCATGTGCGAGTTTTGTATCTTCTACGGGTTTACCATATAATTCCAGAACTCTGGTTATAGCTCCGTCATTGCTTGATTCATTGTTAATTGGCTGTTCCCCTGATGTAAGCATGATGTTTTGCCAAGACAAGATACTTTGCATTCCTCCTGTTTTATTTCCGCGTAGTCTTCCGAAACCATTTCCTAGACTATATATAATTTTTTCAATCGAAGTTTTATTTTCATTTAAGACTTGAAGTTCGTCAATACCAAATGGCAAGTGCTTAAGAGCGCCCGCCATGCGTTCGAGCCCTACGCTTGTCGCATTAAAACTCCCCATTAATTTTGAAGGATCACCCCATACACTTACGGCAAATTTTATAATTGCAGTTTTTCCGCTTTGCGAATCGTGCCATATATGAACAAAAAATACCCTGCTGTCGATTAATTTTAAAATTGGAGAAGCAAATGATGCGGCTATTATAAACCTGGCGAACGGATTTTTGATAGTTATTTCAGCATATTTTTTCCATAGTTCGAAATCGCCATGCGGAATTGTGCCTTGGGATATCGCATCCAGTTCGCTTGTTTCAGATTCAAAAATAATGTTTCCGTTATATTTACACGGGAAAAATTCTAATTTGTTATCATTGATCCAGCCCGCTCTGGATATTGATTTAACCAGTGGAATTATATTTATATTTTCATTTTCGTAATCGATTAAATAAGCAACCAATTCCGCAGCACTGCTAGATGATATCGGCAGTCCAGTATCCGCGTATTTTATTATTGAATTTCTGTTAAATGCACTCGATCTTGGAGCAATGAGATTTTTCCATTTGTTATCCCGAAAAAAACTGAGCTCTATTTTTTCAGTTCCGTCATCTAAATTTTCAAGCCTTTTTGTTATTACAACCGGACTCTTGCAAATGGCAGTAACAGTACTTGAATCTTTGGAATTTGAAACTTTTTGAGTTCCAAAATTCATTGAAACTTTCCACCCTTGCGGAATTTTTGCTCCGTTTAAATTTATACCCTCAAGTTCAATCGGTACAGCTTTTTTGCAATTATTTTCATCAATAATTTTTCTGTTTTCAAACCGCACCGCTTTTTCAAAATCTCTCAGATTTATTTTACCCTTGAGCTTGGCTTTAAGTTTAGCATATTCCGATGGCAAATTTGTTTTTGCCCATGCACATAATTTAAGAGTATCTTTTGACAAAATATTATCTACATTAATTTTTTCGCTTGAAATTAAATTTTTAATTCTTTCATCATAATCGGGAAGCCCATGAACAATCGGAGCCTTTACAGGGCAATTTTTTCCACAATTAAAATTGAGATTTTCTTTTATATATTTGCATGTATGTGGTTTGTTTTCAAGCCTTGCACGCTGCAATTTGTGCTCAGTTTCTTCAAAACTGTATTTTGGATATGATTTGCTTAATTCATGTATGGCATTTGATGAATTTTTAAGCGGAGCAAGATTGGTTATCATGGCGTGCCATAGAGGTTCGGGCAAAGTTTTTGATTTTTCTTTACAATACTTTATAAACTCACATTTTTCTAAAACTTTATTTATATTTTGAGGAATTTTACTAACTGATACACATAAATCTTTTGTTTTTATTAAATCTTCAATATCAGATAATTCATATCGTTTATTATTACTTTTCATTATTTCACATTTAGTATTGCCGGTATTGCCATTTAATTTATGATTAATTGTCCCCGGAATCCTTAACATCCTTGCCAAATCGTAAACATTATCAAGTTTCCAACCATATTTCTTGGCTTCTGAATTTATATATTTTCCAAAGCTTTTAAATAATTCAGATATATATTTTCTCTCTTGTTCAGATTCAATAATGAAAGGTTTATTTAAAAGCCAGTAGCAATGTACACCGTTCCCTGAATTTACAATTATACTAGGATTAAATTTCAAATTATTTAAAAAACTAATTATTTCATTAACCGAATTTGGCAAAGAAATCTTGAAATGAGCTTCGCCCTTTATATCAATATCGGCATACAGCGCGGTCATGCAAAAAATATCTTTTTCACTTCCTCTAAAACCATTTTTAAGCATCTCTTTTCTGAGTCCTACACCGAAAAATACATTTGTTTTTAATCCGTATTTTTGAGCAAATATCGCTGCTTTTTCAATTTCTGTAATTTTAAACCATAGTGTTTTCCTTTCGGGCAGAATTGTTAAAGTTAAGTAGCCATCATCACAATCTCTGTAGACTTCATTTAAAAAATCCTGTGTTTTCATCATAAATATTCCCTTTATTAATTAATTATTTTTTAAAATATCTTGTCTTTATCATACATTTTTTAGCGAATTCGAGTTCTTTTATATTTTTTTCGTTTACAATTTTTTCGAAATACCAAAGTTCATCGCACCTTGAAAGAATTTCCAAACTCATTGAAATTATCTTTTCTGTTTCGTTTTTGCCAAAATCACTCATAAATTGAGCAAACATAATATGCACACTTATTGGTATATACCCTTTTAAAAATGCAAATTTTGAATATTTATATGCTTTTTGGCAAATTTTATTTATATTACAATTAAATGGCAAACAAATATATACTACATTTTTACTTTTATTTGTTTCAAATTTACTTATATTTTTTATAGCTTCGTAAGCTGTAAAATCATAATATCCCTCAGCATTTTTTAATTCTAAGTTCATTTTGTATTACTTCCTCCCAATTCTTTAAGTGTTCCAAAAGTTTTTCCTACCGAAGCTTCTGCAATCAGCGGAACGTCAAAATCTTTAAATGGTTTCTTTTCCATACATTTTTTAATAAAACTAACTGCCTCATTTAATTTATCTTTCGGGATTTCAAAAACCAATTCATCATGTACCTGCAGTATTGGTTTAAGCCACATTCTCTTAGGAAGTCCTTTAAGAATTTGGCACATGGCAATCTTCAAAATATCTGCCGCAGTTCCTTGTATGGGCGTATTAAGCGCACATCTCTGCGCAAAGCTTTTCTTGCGCCAGTCTGCCGAGTTAATTTTTGGAAGATATCTTCGCCTTCCAAGATAAGTTTCACAGTATCCGTACTCCGAAGCTTCTTGTTTTACTCTTCTCTGCCAATTTTCTAAATTTTTATATCCTGTTTTTAAATTTTTGATTATTTGGATACATTCTTCCAAGCTTTTATTAAGTCCGGCTTTAAATTCAAGTGTTTTTTTTAGTCCTTTAGGAAATAAACCGTAAAATACTCCAAAATTGCAGTTTTTTGCGATGGTTCTTCGTTCTTTGTAGTGTGGAGCATTTTTATCAACAGCCTGAGAAAAAGGAATGTTGAATATAACCGAAGTTGTCTGAGCGTGTATATCACCGTCATTTCTATAAGCTTCGAGCATTTTCTCATCTCGGCAATAAAACGCACCAACACGCAGTTCTATCTGCGAAAAATCAAGTGACAATAATACTTTTCCGTCATCCGCACGAATAAAGTTTCTAACTCCAATCGGGTCGTTATCTTTCCGGGGACAGTTTTGAAGATTCGCATTTCTGCTTACAAATCTTCCGGTCTGTGTAGAAAGCGGCATTAAATCCGGATGTATGCGATTTGTGACAACGTTTAAAAATTTTAAATAACCGTCAATATATGTTGATTTCAATTTATTCCATTTCCTATATTCTTGAATCATATTAAAAATTATAACAAGTTCTGGTCTATTGACTTTACACCATTGTGAAAGCAAAATCATGGTTTCATCGTCTACAGCTTCACTTAATTTTTCAGTTTTTTTAAGTACAGGCAATTTTAACGTTTTGTATAAATAATTTTTAAATGCTTTAGTACCTGCATTTTCTCCTATTTCAATATTACCTATCGTAAGTTTAATATCTTCTTTAAGTTGATTTATTTGCTTCTGAGCCTCAGCACCTTTCAATTTCATAAGTTCAGCATCAAGTGGAATACCGTTGTATTTCATAATCCCAACATAGATAGCTGTCGGAGATTCGATGTTTTCTATAATAAATCGGTGTTTTGGTAAATTTTTATCAAACCAGTCATTAAATAAACGATAAAGACGCAAAGTATAATCAGAATCTGCACATGCGTAACTTACAGTCTGAAAATCTTCTGAACTTAACTCATCAAAAAATTTTCCATTTGTAATATCTTCAAATTTTGGTAAATTTTCTTTCAAGAGCTCAGGCACTAATTTTTTTAATCCGCAATCACTAAATTTTCTAAATTCCGAATTTGTTTTAAGTGTCATCTGTGCAGCTGCAAAAGTATCGTAAACCCTACATTTTGGAATCAAACCTAGTGCATAGAAAAACATCGTTTCAAATGCAGCGTTATGAATTATTACAGTTAAATTTTCATTCATTAAGATATTTATTTTTATCCATACGAAAATTTCTGCAAAGTCAGCATTTCTACCAACTTTGTGATTAAACGGAACATAAATCCCTGTGCCTTCTTTAACTGAAAAGCTGATTCCGGTAATACTTGATTTATGTGCATCGAGCGAAGCTTTTTCATTATTTCTGTATTTATTAAACGGAGAAGTCTCAATATCGAGAGCTAGAAATCTATGGTTTTTGATATAACTTTTTATTTTTTGTTTATCTAAAACTAATTTATAATTTTGGTACTTCATGTTTACTTTCAAATTGATGACTAATTTTATTTTGTGCGTAAATTTTTATTTGTTCAGAATAGTTTTTTATTAAACTAATCTCTTTATTATTAAGCTCTCGCTCTGTTGAAAACTGAACCTGTGAATATGAAATTCCACATTTGTTAACCGCTTTTTTAAGTGCAAATTTAGTTACGACAGTATCTGATTTTTTGCCTTTTGAAAGAAGTCTTTTGATATATCTTGAAAATTCTTTATTTGAGCTTGTAGGTAAAGTAAGAATTAATGGCAATATTTCATTTTCTTTTAATAAATAAATTTGATGCTTATTTTTACAAGCTTTCGAACCATTTTCTCCGCTGCCAAATTTATTATTACAACAAGTTATGCAATTGCCTCCTGGCGTTCCGAATCCCGTAATTCCATCTAAACTCATACAATTCGGAGGAGTATTACTGCCATTAAACTTGGTATTGTAAAAAACATACAAAGGATGATGATATAAAATTACTGCAAAAAATTCTTTGACTGTATCTGGTTCGTCCGGGTTTTCGCTTGGCAATTCGAAAATTGTGCTTCCTCCCGTCGGGATTTTTATTCTTTCAAATTCACTGTCAAGTCCTGCCATTTCGTTTAAAAATTCTTTTTCAGCACTAAAATTTGAAAGATTCATATATCCATTATTTTCTATTAATTTATTTGACTCCATTTAAATTACCTCTTCTATTATTTTTTATATTTTCTTGTGATTACTGTGTTTTTCTCAAAAACATTAATCAAACCGTTTAACCAATTTGGCAATTTATCATTATTTTCTGAAATTTGTTCCTTAACAAATGCAGAAAGTGAATTTGAATTTATAGTTTCTGTTACTAAACTTCCGTAACCTGAATTTTTTAAAAGTTTATACAGTTCTTCTTTTTTTCCAGCAGCAGCCGAGATTTTAAGATTTGTCTTTAAACAAAAAGTTACATCTTTATGAGTAAAATTTTGTGTTTCATTAAGTGTCATAAATCCTGTAAGCACTGACTCGACTTCAAAAATTTCATCGTTAATATTCTTGAGTTCTTGTTCCTTTTGTTTTTTTTGATTTTTTAAAAATACAAATTTATCTGCCAATTCAAATATTTCTTTTTGCATTTTAAACCCCTCTAATTTTATATTTCATAAGGACTACGTCCGCTTTTATACTCGTCTGTCAAACTTTTCGCTAAATCCAGCTTGTTTTTTAGAGCCTTGAGTATTTTTTCATCTATCGTGTTTGAGGCAATCAAGTAAATATATGTGCACGGCTCGAGCTGTCCGGTACGGTGAATTCTAGCTTTTGCTTGTTCAAAATTACTCATGGAATAATCAAGCGAGTAAAACACCATGGTGCTTGAGGCTACCAGTGTTATTCCAAGACCTGCACTGGCTATTTGACCTAAAAAAACAAGTGTATTTTTATCATTTTGAAACTTTTTAATTTGCTCTTCACGATTTTTAACATTGCCCGTCAAAATCGAAAAATCTAGATTTTTCTTGACCAATAGTTTTTTTATTGCATCAATTTCAGGAAGAAATCTTGCCATTATCACAAGCTTTTTGCCGCTTTCAGTTACGCCATCGATAATATCTTCGAGTGCCTTAAGTTTTGCAGTGCTTATCTTGCATATTCTTTTTTCATTATCACCACTCAAAAATCCTCCAGTAAGCTGTGAAAGTCTTAGTATTTTTGTGAGGATATTGGTCGTACTAATTTCCATCTTTTTAAGTTGAACAAAGCTTTCTTTTACAAGTGCTTTATATATTTTTAAAGCACAAGGTTCAAGATCAACTTTTCTAACTATTTCTGTTACTTGTGGCAAATCTAAACAATCTGATTTTTTGGCTACAAATGCTATGCTGTGAATTTTTTTTTTTATTTCATCTTTCATAGATTCTTTAAGCACTGGCACATGTTGTCCATAGCCAGTCATATCGAAATAATGGTTTCTGAATGTATAGAAATTTTTTCCAAATATATTTGGATCCAGAAACTTATACTGCGAAAATATGTCAATAGCTTTGTTTGTCATGGCAGTACCTGTTAAAATAAGTTTATATTTTGTTTTTTCACCAAGTTTATGCAGAAATTTTGAAGCTAAAATATTGTGATTCTTAATTTTATGTGATTCGTCACAAATAATCATATCGGGATTCCATATTTTTACCTGTGATTCCAACCTCCAAACCGATTCATAATTTATAACCGCTACTTGTAAAACCCTACCAATTAGCGAAGATAAAACTTCAGCCTTTTTTTCCGATGTACCTTTTAAGATTTTTAACTTGTAGTCAAAATCTGAAAATTTTAAAAATTCTTCTTGCCATACTCCACAAATAGACAAAGGACAAACTATCAAAATATTTTTAATTTTTTCTTCATTAAATAATTTCCCTGCTACTGCCACTGAAATTAAACTTTTTCCGCAGCCCATTTCTATAAGAAGCGCCACGCCGCTTGAATTTTTAAATTTATTCATTACAAATTTAAACGCTTGTATCTGATGCTTAAAAGGCTGTGCTTTAACTGGCATATCTGAGTTCATAATTAATTTGTCACCTCTTTTATTTCTAATAACTCTATACTGCCTTTCGGTACCGTTACCGTTAACTTTTCTATCCCTCCAAACCATTTGGATGCCAAGCGTTTAGTTTCCGGCAATTTTTTAAATTCTTCCATACTTATTGGATTTTTGCCTGCTCTTCTGACTGTTATTTTAATTTGTTGTTTTAACATCTTGTTCACCTCTCCTCAGAGACTTTATTTTTTACTTCCTTTAAAAGCGCCTCTATATATAAGCCACGAGAAAAACAAAGTGTGACACATTTTTTGTAAAAATTTTCAATTTGATAACTTTTGAATTATAGATATTAGTTTTTTTCTCAACCGTTCTAGGCGTTTCCTGAAAGCTGAAGCACTTATATTTAATTTATTGGCACATTCTTTCTGCGATATAGGTTTTTCACTAAAATATAAGTTATATAAAAGTTCTTTATCGTTTAAGTTTAAAAGTGAAATTGCCTTTTTTAACAAATCTTTATCTAATTTTTTTAATATATGTTCTTCGATATTTACTCTGTTATCTTTAATTTCCTTATCTTGCTTAAAAAGTTCTAAACTTATATGGCGCCGAGTTTCCGCACGGTCGTTGTTATGTAAATTTTTGTTAAGCTCAATCCATAATTTTTTCAAATTCACCATATACTTCTACGTAAACGTTTTCTCCGTTAACAAATTTGTATTCTATTTTCAATTTAAACTCCTCCAAAATTTGAAATTTCAAAAATTGAAGGAATGTGGGGGAGCGCGTGAAAAATAGATTAAAATGACACTCATAAATGGTTACCTGCTATGTAAGGCATGAAAGTGTCACTGATTCAAAAACATGCCTGTTGAATTAAGTAAAATTAAAATTAAGTGAACAAAAATTTATGAAAATAAAAAACTCCTGCCAAAAATTAATCTGGCAGGAGCTTTTAAGCTATTTTTTACTTTAATGAATTATACTATTACAACAGTTTATTTATTTAAAAAATTTGTCGAATTGTGTAAAATTTATAAAATTTGAGCAAAAAAAAACAAGGGGAAATCACCTCTTAAAAATGTGTATCTTACTTTTTAGGCTTTTTAGATTTCTGATCTTCAGGTGATTCAGAATTTTTAAAATTATTTATGGCAAACCGGCAGCATTGCAAAACTAACAAATTAAATGAAATTTTTTCTTTTTCTGAAATTTCTATCAAGTCTTGGAACATAGTTTCACTAAAACGTATTATCCTTGATATATTTGCGTTAACAAAATCTTTATCAATCTCAAATTTCATTTATATCAACCTCTATAGTAGTTATTTACAGATTTATATTCTGGCATACTATAAAAACTCTTGATATAACCT